AAGTTACTCTTTTTGTTCCAGGTTGTGACTCAATAATGTCACCAGCTTTTAAAGTTCTCATACCGCTTTCTGTCCATGCTATTATTTCACCTTTTGCACATAAAAAAAAGTGTGATTTTTTATGGACTTTTCCAACAATTAGCGTTCCTGCTGGTCTAGTCAATTTACGGCAATACATACCTTCAGAAAAGTAATGTTCAGTTTGCAATTCAGCTTGTGGCATTTTCACCATTTCAGCTTGAAGCTTTTCAATTTGCTCTTTTGAAGGAATGATTTTTTCTAAAATATCGTTCATTATGTTGCAGCCGTTTGCGCTGTTAATATGCCATTAGTAAAGGTCATACTGCCATTAGCACCGCCAACAGTCAATTTAGCTGTTGTAATGGTAACTGAAAGACCACTTCCCAAACCTAAGTTAGTTCTAGCTCCTGAAGCTGTTGTAGCCCCTGTACCGCCTTGCAATATAGATAAAGCCGTAGTTAGTCCTGAAAGGCTTGTAATATCGCTATTTGCGCCACTAGCAGCAGCTCCTAAATTGGTTCTAGCACCAGAAGCAGTAGTAGCTCCAGTACCGCCATTGGCTATATTTAGAGTTCCAGCAAGGGTTATAGCCCCTACTGTAGAAGTAGCAGGAGTTAATCCTGTAGTTCCTCCACTAAACGATAAAACACCAGTATTGGCAATAGTTACTGCGCCTGTAGCACTAGAAGCAGATATTCCTGTTCCAGCAATAATAGAAGTAACGCCTGTATTGTCAAATTCAAGTGTTCCTGTTCCTGCAACAATTCCTATGCCTGTTCCAGCCGTAGGAGAGTTGACAGTATATCCAGTACCATTTCCAATCAATAATTGACCATTACTAGGAATAACTGTAGTTCCAGTACCTCCAGAGGCAACCGACAAAGCATTTCCAATATTCAATCCAACAATATCAGGATATTGAAGCCATTGAATCCATTCTCTTGCTGGCCTTTGTGTTAAAGGATCAAGAAAAGGACTTTGAGGAAACCTTATATTGGTATTAATGGGTTGTGGGGTAGCCATTAGTTTTCCCCACCTTCAGCCTTTAAATTAGCAGAAACAATAACGGCTTTGATTGGATCGGAAACTACGACTTCATAAATACGATCCCTTGACCAGCCTAATCTTCGCCAAATAGCACGATTATTATATTTTCCAACTTTACCAATAGTTACCCAATGTTCACTAGACCATGTAGAACCGCCATCAGATGACCAACGAAGCATAGATTGAGGATCATCACCTTGACCAGTTTGTAAGCCTACACCTGGTTGAAATTGAATCTGCATTTCTGCAAAATATTGACGTTGAAGGTCAGTTACTAAATGAGGGCATCTACGCAATCTACGAATTGTATTGCCATTATCTGTATAGACTTCATTGTTTAATTGATAAATCTTGCCGTTTTCATAATCCCCAACAAGATAATAGTTTCCAAAGAAAGCACCGCAATTTGAACGATGACGATGGTATCCAGTTTGATTGTCCCAAGAAAGCCATTTGTGCCATGCTTTAGTGGTTAAGTCATAAACCCAAGTTAAATCAATGGAAGGAAATGTCACTACATAGAACTCATGGCCTTCTAGACGATAAGTATAGGCAACCGCATCACTTAGCTTCACATTCATCAAAGTCTGCTCTACGGCATGATTTGATAGCCTTACAAAGGTATAGCCTTGAATTGCTCCAATAACGCCTTGACCACGAGCATCTTGAGAAACAAACATAATCTGTTCTTCAAATTGCCATACGCTATTAAAAGCAGCGCATCCATGCTGAAGCATAGTGCCTGAAATACGAGCAAATGGAAAAGTAGTTAATCCTGAGATTTGACTTCCTACATCCACCCAAACTTCAGTTGTTTGATCACCCATTAAATAGACTTGTCTATGATCTGCAATAACGCAAATAATAGGATCAGGTTCACCATCTTTTGTGCCGTAATAAGCAGCAGTTGAATAAGGAGAAGAAATATCGGTACAAGCCCAATTATTAGTGCCAACTTCGTTGTAAATGTTGTAATTGTCGATTACGTCACAACAAGAAGCACCACGCCAAGGGCCATCTGTATAAGGAATTTCAGTAAAAGTATTTGTAGCAGGAACGTAATAATAGCGTTCTAAGCCATCTACAATAAATGCAAAAATTCCATCTGTAGGGCTTCTATTGTAAGAAATCTGGCATGGGCCAGTAGTCGTATCAATAGTGCCAATTAATGTTGCGTTGTAAGCCTCATCTATTTTATAAACTTGATCAGCGCAAATAACAATCATAATAAAAGGAATAGTTCCATGCAAAGGGAACATTGCTCTTACTTCACCTGGAAACAGTTGAACAACTTCAACAAGTCCTGGAGTTGGATATAACGCTATTGCACCTCTAGAACCTTGACCTTTATTAGGATCAATTTCCAAATAAAAGTTGATACATTCCTGATCATCTTGATAGATGGAAGGAGCTTCATAAGAAGGGCCAACGAAACCGAAATCAGCCATTATCGGAAGAATCCACCAGAAAGAATCCAACCAGCATCTTTAGCTCTGCCAACAAGCATAGAGTCTGGATAACCAGCAGCAGCTATTGGTCGCATATTGTTGCGCTTAATAGTTGACTTGGATTGAGCTGCATAAGCATTAATCATGCCAATTTGTGTTGCAGAAACTTTTCCATACATCGGCATTAATCGTTCAGCTAAATTCCATCTAAGAGCCATTGAATAACCTTGTGGAAGAACAATTTCATCAAACAATGTTTCATAGTTGCTAAAAATAGTAGATGAGAACATATGCATCTCACCTTGGCTTGGATTAGGCCATACAAAGACGTTACCAGTATCAGCATTAGGATTGTAATAAAGGGCTTTAGGCCAAGGGCCATTTAAAGTCTTTAAACCAATTTGGTTATAATTATCCAAAGACAAAACAGCTACTTGGTAATCTAAACCGCCATTTGGAACGGCTTGTCCATTAGACTGAGTGTTTACCCTTACATAAGCCTGGTCAATAAACAAAGGCTTTTGATAATAAGCAGTAATGAGTTGAGAACTTACAGGAGTTGGATAAGTAATATTAAGTCTATAAGTACCAACTTCATTGACTTGACCGCCAGCACCAGTAATAAACTCAACAATTTTTGTTCCTGCAATGATTCCTGTGCCTTTTAGGGTTTGACCTTGAGCAACAGCACCAGTTGAAAGACCAGTTACAGTCAAAATATCACCAGCAATAGATCCTGTAAAAGAGGCTCCAATGTAGTTTGCAGTAGATGGATTAGGGCCAATAGTGTATTGAACCTGACCAGCGATCAAAGGAAATATGATTTCTGTGGTGTTAAAAACCATCATATCTTCATTTGACCATTGATCAATCAGGTCATTGAGCATATCAAAAGCATCTTGAGCTGCATCAGCCGTTGGAACTTCACCAGCTTCTAATGCTCCAATATCTTTTAAGGCTCTACTAATAATATCAAGTGGCTTAGTCATATATTACCTAACTGTTTGGAGTAAATACTTGTGGCAACCAAGGAGCAACAACAGATTGTGCTTGATTTAGCTCATTTAACTGTTCTTCTAACCTTGATTTTATGAGATTTACTCCATCTTTCATAGTTTCTTGTTCAATCCAAGAACAAACCATTTCTTCTGTAACTTCTGAAAATGGTGTTTTTAGAGTTGGATTGGCAAACCACCAATTACCTTCTGTTTCTACAGATTTATCGCCATCTGTTATTACTACGCTATATTTAGCATGAGTAATAACGTCATTATCGGCAGATATTTCTAGAATTTTCCAAGTAAAATTCATGATTAGACAGGAACAGCAGTAGTAAATTCAGGCAATGTTTGAATATAAGCATAAGCCTGAGTAAATGGATCGCCACTTGTATAAGGCATTGTTGCAGTTCTTAATTGAACTGGTGGTTTTGTAATATCCGCATAAATGGCAAATTTGATTAAGCCGTATTCTGTGCTTACATCAACACTATTTACTCTAATTAAAGCATCAATAATTTCAACGCCTTGTGGAGTCATAAAGTTCATTTTTAACATAATTATTCCTATTGTCCTGAGATTTCATAAACTGCATCAAAAGCAACTAAAGTGTCTGTTGAGCTTGGGCCATGCAAACAAATATTGGAGTTGTAATAAATAGAATCAACATATCCAACGCCTGTAGCAGATCCTCTGCAAGATCCACGCTGAGATTCTGCATCATTTCCTGTAGTAGAGCCTGTCCAAGCAACAACATAAGGCATACTTACAAAAGTAGTTGCTCCTGCCAATACTCCAGAATTTACGCTAAAACTACCAACTACATGAACAACAGTACCTAATCTTTTGTATTTAACAGAAAGCGAAGTAGGGACAAAAGTCGTTGTGCCATCGTTTTTATAAAAGGTAGGAGTGTACGACACCCACCCCCCTAGATCCCAATAACTTCCACCTTCATTCCATCCATTAACTGATCCTGATGTATTTCCTTGAAAATTATTACCTAAAAGATTAACACCAGTAGGAACATTATGAGTAAAGCTAATTCCATAAGCTCCGTTAGAAAATATTGTGCAATTACTAATATTTGAAAGATAGCCATCATACATAACAAGACCACTACCTACGTTGTTATTGAGGCTGACATTGCTAATTGATGTTAATGGACTTGTGTAAGTAACAATACCAATACCATTACCAGAACCAAAAGTTCCAGTATTTGAATAATAAGCACCGCCTGTAATGGTTACACCGCCACCATTTTGCATATAAAGGCCAGCTTCACCATTTCCATAACTTATGCAATTATTAAAACTTACATCTTTAATACCATTAGTTACTTCAGGCTCGTAGTAAAAACCTGAACGAACATGACCATAAGCTACGCAATCGGTAAAAGTAACCCCTGTATTTTGATATTCAACAATAAATCCGCAACCATAAGTGCTTGTACTTCCACTAGCAATACATCCTTCAACCAAAGTATTTGTTGTGTAATAAATGTCAAAACCTTGTCCAGCCCCTGCCATACGGCAATTTCTTAAAACAGTATTGCTAGACCATGTTCCTGCACTTGTTCCATCGCTAGAGGTAATATTGCAACCAGTTCCATTAAAATAACAATCAGTTACTTCTAAATTTGTACATCCTTTTGCTATAAAAGAACCGCCATAAGTTCCTGTAGATGTAAAAGTAACATTTTGCAATTTGCAATTATCTGCAAAAGTAAAGGTGAAAGGCTGATTTAATGGGCTTCCAGTAACTCCAGCAGTTCTAGAAATTGTTAAATCTCGAACAACAGTTCCGTTAGTATGACTTCCTGATGTTCCAATGGATTGAATAACGGACATATTTCCGCTACCAGTAATAACAGATAAATTGCCTTCACCCCAAACAACTACATTTTGAGGAAGGTTTAAGGGGCTTCCAGTAAGATAAGTTCCTACAGGAAAATAAACAGATTTTCCAGTTGCAAAAGCATTTGTAATAGCTGTGTAATCATTAGTTGCTCCATCACCAGCAGCTCCAAAATCTTTAACGCTTACAAAATCTTGTAATTTATTATGAACTGTGCTTCCTATAGCACCAGAATAGACTCCTGCTGCATTTGCTTGTTGAAATCCTACTAAAGCATCTCCCAAAGCAGGGTTACTGGCATTAGCCAAATTAGCAATAAAGTTAGCTAAATCAGCAGCACTAGCCGATCCATAAATATTGTCATAGCTTCTAATAAGAACATCATTAGCATCATTTACAACAAATTTGTAATTATTGCTATATGAAAGCCAAATCTCTTGTGGAGGTCTGCCAGATGAATCCAAAATAATAGGATTTGCGTTGGCAACTAATCCTGTGCTACTTGTATATGTTGGAGAAGGTGTAGAGCTTCCAGCAACATAAGAATAGACTTTTCCTCCTGCCAAAGGAACTCCATTATTATCAAAAAATTGCCATCCTGCTCCAGCAAAAAGCGACAAACTAACAGTCATAATATTTCTCCAAAATTCGTTTCATTCATATATTTATGGTTTTGGGTATTTGGCTTTTACTGCAAGACAAGCATCAATATAAGCTTGAATTTGGGTTTGATCGCCTTTTACAACACCATCTAAATAATCTTTAAAATCAGGATATTCTAAAGCTCTTTTTTCTATATACGCATTTGCGTTAATTAAATCTTGAACTGCATCCTGGTTATATTCAACGATATTATTGTCTTTGTCATAAGCAACGTCACCAATTATGGTGGTAACTGAAGAATTTAATTGCCTAATAGCATCATGTAAAGTCATGCGACCACCTCAATTAAAGTAATAACAGATTGAGAGTTATTTCCTTGAACCCCAACGCTTCCTGCACCGCCTGATTGAACAGAAAATGAGGTGGTGTAAGTTGTTGCAGATGTTGTGGCTGGTGAGTCTAACCAATGAAAAGTAATCGTATCTCTTAAAAAAGTGCTAATTGAATAACTTTGCAAGTTATAGTCACACTCATAAATATAACTAGCACCTCGTAATAAAAATAAATTTATAGCGCAGTAAACAGAACTATTTGTTGAACAACCAACTTGACTTACAAGTACCAAAATCTTATTGGTTGAACTTTTTGGAGTAATGGTTGCTGATAAACCAGTAGCAATAGGCGAACTAGAAGTATTTGAAGTTGTAACAGCCGTTGAATAATTTGATTGAACAACTTGAACAATAGAACCAGAAGGCATATTAGCCGAAACTAATTGTGTATTCCAAGTTGGGGCAGAAGCACCATTAGAAACTAATACTTGACTTGTCGTTCCAGCAGCAGTTATAGCATGAGCAGTTCCTGTGCCATAAACCGCACCACCAGCCGTAGGTGTAGCAGTTGAATTAGTACCGCCATTGGCTATTGGCAATATACCAGTTACACCAGTTGTTAAAGGCAAACCAGTTGCATTAGTTAAAACTCCACTTGCAGGAGTTCCTAAAGCTGGAGTCACTAGCGTAGGACTTGTTGCCAAAACCACATTTCCGCTTCCTGTAGAGCTTGTATAAGTTGGAGCAGTTGCTAGGCCAACTACCCCAGTAGAAGTAAGGAATTGGGGGGTAGTTGTTGTATTACCAGCTAAAAATACAGTTGAACCTGAAAGTAATTGGTAAGGAATAGATCCTAATGCACCACCAGCTAGGTTAGTTGCTGAAGAAGCTGTAACTGTTGACCAAGTACCATCACCACGCAAATAGTTTGAAGAAGATGGTGTTCCAGTAATAATGCCTACAGCAGTTGCAGAACTTAAAAGATTATTGCTAGATGCAGTTGCACCAGCAGGAAGGGTAACAGCAGTATTTGCAGTTGCTGTGAATGACTGTGTAAATGCTCCTGCATGGGTTAAATTGCCAGAAAGTGTAATGGTATTAGAACCATTGTTTACTCCTGTACCACCATAAGTAGCACCAATTACTCCTACATCACCTGAACCCAATAAAGAAACACCGCCAACAGTTTTAATGTTTGTACCGCTTACTAAAGCAGCTTGTTTACCATTAAAGGTTGTCCAATCGGTAGAGCTTAACGCACCACGATTAGATGCTGAAGCTGTAGGTACATTAAGAGTAATTACAGGGGTTGTAGTGCCTGTGGCTACAGTAGAAGATAAATCAGTACCAGTTGTGCCTAAAGTTAAAGCAGCTACAGAAGTAACAGTACCCAAATTACCTGTTAAAGCTACACCATTTGCACTTAAAACACCTGTGCTTGGTACAAAACTGAGCTTGGTAGAGCTAGTTGTAGCTGCGTTATTGCCTGTTGTATTTAACGATAAAACAGGGTAATAGGTTGATGCAGAGCTTGTATTGTCTGTAATGGCAATATTTGTAGCGTTTGTTGCTGTGGTTGCAGTCGTTGCACTTGCAGCTGAACCGCTAATATTGACCGCTAAAGAAGTAATTGATCCACTTGCTGCGTTCAAAACAACAGCAGTAGTTCCAATATATAGCGTTGAATTGCCTAAAACTCCGCTAGGAATAGTTCCTGACAAATTTCCAGCAGTCAAACTTGTAAGACTAGCTCCTGAACCGCTAAATCCTGTAGCTGTTAAAACACCAGTAGAAGGATTAAATTGGTATTTAGTTGAGCTTGTATAGGTTGTTGCTAAGTTTCCAGTAGTTTGATTAGCAAATAATGGATAACGAGTTGCATTTGTAGTGGTGTCATCGGTTACTGTTGCATAACTTACTGGGGTAGCCCAGGTTGGAGTTCCTGTACCATTTGATTGCAAAAATTGGCCTGTTGTTCCTAAAGCAGTAAATCCTGTTACACCCACCGCAGATTGCCAAGGAATAGAACCAGCTACTCCACCAGCCAAATAAGTCGCATTAGTAGCGTTTGTGGCAGATCCAACAGAAAGCGTAGATTGAGCTACATATTGAGGAGCAGTTGCGCCAGCCGTTAATACATAGTTTGTAGTGCCTAAAGCTAAAGTTGTAGTAGTTGCTGCTCCTGTTTGATAAACAATAGAACCAGCAGCTCCACCAGTTACGTTAGTTGCAGTAGTGGCTAAAGTAGCACTTGCTACAGCTCCGCTAACAATAGAACCTAAAATTGAAGTAATCCAAGCAGGATTTGAATAACTACCATTGGTATAAACACCATTGGTTACAGTTGCAGCATTACCTGAAATGGCAATACCCCAAGTTCCAGATGCGCCTGATCCTGTTGTAGAAGGTGCGCCAATAGTGTTATAGGAAATGGTTTGGGCAACAGATCCGTTATAAGTGACTGGTGAAACACCACCAGCACCACCACTATTGAATGTAACGCTATTAGTTACACTTCCTGCTGATGTTGCAGTAGCAGCATTTCCACCAATACTCAATGAAGTAGCTGTGCCAGTTAATCCTGTTCCAGGGCCACTAAACTGCGAAGTAGCAGTAATAGTTGTTCCTCTTACAGTAGTAGCCGTTGTTAAGCCTACAGTAGTTCCATCAATAGAGCCGCCTGTAATAGCTACTGAATTGGCATTTTGAGTGGACATTGTGCCAAGACCGCTAACTTGAGTATTGGCAATAGCGATTGAAGTATTGGTAACGCTGGTTACCTGACCGCTTGCATTAGTTACAAATACAGGAACGCTAGATGCAGATCCATAAGTTCCTGCTGTTCCTACAGGAGTAATGCTAAACGTATTAGAAGCTAGGGTTAACCCTGTGCCAGCGTAATAAGTAGAAACACCTGAGAATTGAACCCAAGTAATTGGAGTAACTCCAATAGTTCCTGTATCAGCAGAAGTAGATACCCATGCAGTATTGGCTTGTGAGCCGTTTAAAACGACTGTGTAAGCCCCTGGCACTTCTGCCCATACATCCATGTCAGTTGCTCTAGTCCATGCGCTTGCAGAGGCTACATAGATTCCGTTATCGGCTGTTGTTGTTTGATTCTTAACTAAAACTCGATTACCAGCTAAAACTGAATAACCATCAATCGTCTGTAAACCTGACAAAGTAATATTGCTTAAAGTTCCTGCTTTACAAGCAGCTTTAGGATTTAATCCTTGGGCTACTGTATCAACATACAGTTTATTAACAATATCTGTAGCAGCAGAAGGAGAAGTTGAAATCTGTCCTGTAGCTGTAGAAATATTAGTAAAAACCCCAGTAGAAGGCACTAAAGCACCGATTGTGGTGCTGTTAATAGTGCTACTGGTAATGGTTAACCCTGATTGAATAGGATTAACTGATGCGTAAAACGGCTGACCCTGACCTATAAATGTTTGGAAATTTCCATAAACATCAAAATAAGCCTGAACTGGCAGTAGATTTTGATCTACTGTTGAGGAAGGGCCAGCCATAATGCTCCTTAATAAGCCATTGCCATAAATAGAATAACATCGCCAGCAGTCATATTTGCAGCCAAGCCTGAAGTGATGCTAAAACTAGTTACGGAAATAGAAGTGGTAGTGCTTCCAGTTTGTTGTAAAAACAATGTTGTGCCAGCCGTTACATCAAAAGCTTGACATACCCAACCATTAGCTGCTGCTGGCAAAGTAATTGTTCCTCCAGCAGCACCGCCAGTACCAACTACTACTTTAAATGCAGCAGTATTTGTTCCAGTAATTGTTGGTGAAGTACCAAATCCTGAAGCAACAGTTGGATTTACGCTTGAAATTACCAATGATCCGTCAAGCGAAAGAGTCGCTGGATTTTCAGCATTTCCACTTAAAGGTGGTGAAAAATATGCACCACCTGGGCCAACTAAACCCAAACAAGCTCCAGCAGTATTAAATGCAGCTTGAACTGGAACAATATTTTGAGTTGAAGTGCTTGCTACAGCGTTAGAAGTTGCCATTATGAAATTCCTTCACCAGGAGTAATTTCTGCACTTGCGGATGCACTAGAAATAAACCACGCATTAGGTGGAATAGAACTAAAAACACCAACAGCATTAGCAGGAATAGCTAATACATTCATAGAAGGCACACCAGCAGTAGGAGCAGTTGCAACAGGAGTAACTGTTGCATCATTAGGTTCTTGAGGAGCCCATCCTACATGAATTAAGCTAGAAGTAATGTTGCAAATACGATACCCAGAAGGATACACATTATTGCTACTTTTAACTTGAACGGCTGATGTTCCAACCAAATAAGTAGCTCCAAAAGGAGAAAAAGCCGAATTGTAAGCCATGATTTAGCTCCTTAAACAGCCGTTACAGGCAATGAACCTTCAGGTCGTACAACTTGAATTGTATAAACACCAGCAGCAGGAGTTAAAGTACCAGCAGTAATGTTGCCAAACTGAACAGACAATACACCAGCAGTTAAACAATCAGATTCAGCAACAATAATTCCTGAAGTTTGAGTGCCGTTATATCCAATTACAGAAACAATGTCAGTAGTTTGCAAGCCAGGTATATTAAATGTCTGAGCTGGGCTAACGTATGTCAATACTTGAGCTGGAGTAAG